GCGGGAAAGGAATTATAGTTTCCCGAGAAAATTACAACGGCATGTTCTCTTTGGGTGGACCCGCAGAGCGTGAAGGCAGACTAAAATACATTGACGGCTGTACTGACAGCCTGTTAATCGCCCCGATTAAACTCGGTGACCCGTGCCTTAACTTGCTTTACTTCCCACCTGGCATTGACCAAACTAGACACACCCACCCAAGCGACAGAATTGGTTTAGTAATGTCGGGCAACGGAAGATGTCATTATTGGGAAAACGGTTTAGAAGAAATCGTGCAACTTATTCCCGACACTATTTTTTGCATTCACACTGACGGCTTGCACAAATTCAGCACACCGTACGGAGAAGAAATGCGAGTTCTCGCCTACCACCCCGACAGCGACTACGGACCAACCGACCAATTCCACCCAATGTTGAACAGGACAATAGTTGACGGCATAAGCGCAAACAGCCTGCCCGAAATTCAAACAAAATAATGTCAATCAAACGCCCGTGTTTATGGTGCGGGCGACTTGGCGCAGGCTCTCGTTGCGACCAATGCGAAACAAAAAACAAACGCATACAAAGATTGCGACAGAGCGCAAGACCTAAACCTGACCGCCCACATTACAAAGGCAATTACAAAAAGCGAGCGAAACAAGTGAGAGACAATGCGGAACGATGTTGGATTTGCGGTGGCGGTCCACGAGAGCATGACCCTTGGACTGCAGACCATGTAGTTCCCGCAGACCCTGAAAGTCTTTTACTTGCAGCGCACAAATCATGCAACAGTAGACGGGGCAATCGTTTAGTTTCGGGAAGGAAAAATGGATAAGCGTGGACGCAAACCGAAACCTGTTGAACAAAAACAACGGCTGGGCAACCTAGGCAAGCGGGCATTACCACAACTTGCAGTAATTACGCCAACCAACAACGAACCACCCGTACCTCACCGTTTTTTAATTCACCGAGAAAACGGAGAAGAAGGTCCAGGTACAAGATTGTGGCGAGACATTTGGACAAGCGGTGCCGGCTGGTTGCGATACGAAACCGACGCCGAAATCGTAATGATGGTTTGCGAACAAACTGACGAACGTGCACTTTTGCGAATGAAACTTTTAAAAGATGGCGACTGGCGTGACCGAGCACAACTTCGTTCGCTAGAAAAACTTATCGCTCAAAACTTGAGCGCACTTGGTTTTACCCCAACGGACAGGGCGAGACTTGGCGGAAGTTCTGCCCCAGCAAACGAATTAGATAAGTTCCGTCAGAAGGTTGCGAACAAGCGTGATTCAGCCTAAAAAGAAATGGAAACCTACTTACTACACCGCACCTAAATCAAAAGTAAGTGACGGTCCAGATATCTGTGAGTTCGCAGAAAAATATTTGTCGCTTACCAAAGGTGTTCGTGCGGGCGAACCGCTTATTTTTACCGAGTGGCAACAATGGTTATTGCACGCACTACTTGAACGCAAAACCAACGGCAGACTTAGATACCGCCGTGCACTTATCGGCCTGCCACGAAAACAAGGCAAATCACTTATGGGTTCTACGCTCGCACTTTACGGAATGCTTGCGGGCGAAGCAGGCGCAGAAGTTTATTCGGCTGCAGGCGACCGCCGTCAAGCACGAATTGTTTTCAACGAAGCCAAACAACAAGTAAACCAATCACGGCTTCTTTCCGAAAACTGCAAGGTTTACCGTGACGCAATAGAAATGCCAGCATACTCGAGCGTCTATCGTGTAATTTCCGCCGAAGCAAAACGGCAAGCAGGACTAAACCCAAGCCTTGTCATCTTTGACGAATTGTGGGTGCAACCAAACGAAGACTTGTGGGACCAACTCACACTCGGTTCAGGCGCACGACTAGACCCATTAACAGTCGCAATCACTACCGCAGGCTACGACAAAGAAACTGTTTGCGGAAGGCTTTACGACTACGGCAAAGGTTGCGCCAGTGGCGAAATAGAAGACGATTCGTTCGGGTTCTTTTGGTGGGAAGCTCCCGCTGACTGCAAACTAAACGACAAAAAAGCGTGGCGGGCTACAAACCCAAACTTAGTTGAAGGCTTGCTAAGCGAAGAAGACATGGAATCATCATCAATTCAAAGCACCGAAGCAGCGTTCCGAAGGTTTCGCTTAAACCAATGGGTGCGAGTGGAAGAAAGTTGGCTACCTGCGGGCAGTTGGGAAAAACTTGTTTCTTCCCGCACTATAAACAAAACCGACCCGTGTTTTGTCGGAATTGACATGGCACTCAAGCATGACTCGATTGCGGTAGTTATTGCTCAACGGCAGGAAGAAGTCATTGTGGTAGAAGCAAAAATTTGGTTTCCGAAAGACACGGGAGTTGATGTCGCCGAAATAGAAAACCATTTGCGCTACCTTCACAAAAACCTTAACGTAATCGAGTTTGCTTACGACCCCGCTTACATGCAACGGTCTGCAGAAATACTCGCTGACGAAGCGTTACCAATGGTGGAATACCCGCAAACGAGTAGTCGCATGGTGCCAGCCTGCGGACAAACTTATGAACTAATAGTAAACGGCAAAATTGCGCACGACGGTTCACCCACTTTTACCGACCAAGTTCTTTCCGCAGCACAACGAATGACCGACACAGGTTGGCGATTAAGCAAAGGTAAAAGCAAACGAAAAATTGACGCCTGTATCGCAATGATTATGGCAGTAGACAGAGCAACCCGCACAGCAGACGAAGCGGATAACATTTCCATAGTAGACATTTGGGAGAGTTCATGAGCAAGAAACTGATAACATCTTTGACCGAAATAGTCGGTGGCTTACTGGTTTCTTACGGGGCATTCCAAATCTTTCAGCCTTTGGGTTACATTGTTTTCGGCACACTAATTATCGTCGTCAGTGAATTGAGCGCATAATGGCAATATTCAAAAAGAACTCGGAACAGCGTGGCTTGCCACTACAAATTGACCCGAACCAAATTACGGGCAGAACACATTTCAACAATTACGCTGGCGAACTCGTAAACGAAAGCACCGCATTCGCTACAAGCGCAATGACCGCAGCAGTCACTTTGCTCGCTGACTCCATAGCCACAATGCCACTCGATTTATACCGTGACCGGGGTGACCGATACGAAAAAGGTACACGCCCACAAATTTTGATAAGACCAAACGACAACCAACTAATTTTTGAGTTTATTCACCAAACAATTATCACGCTCGCAATTCACGGCGTTGCATTTATTTACGCACCACGCAACGACGCAGGCTTCCCAATAGAAATGCGCAACATTCACCCGAACAAAGTAAAAATACATGCGAGCGAACTAGATGTTCGCACTTACGAAATCGGCAAAAAGATTTTTACCACAGACGAAATAATCCAAATCAATTGGTTAGTTTTCCCGCAACAACTTCGTGGCGTAAGCCCGCTAGAAACTTTACGCAACAGCGCAGGAACAATAATGGCGATAGACCGTTTTCTTGCAGGCTTCTACGGCGACGGGGCAACACCATCGTCAGTCCTTGAAACCGATGGACAAATTACAACCGAGCAAGCAAAAATTTTGCGTGACAGTTGGGAAGACGCACATTGGAAACGACGCCGACCTGCGGTACTTACGGGCGGACTTAAATGGCGACCGATTACGGCAAGTGCAAGCGACATGGACACAATGCAACATCGGGAATCACTCGTGCGGGATATCGCTCGTGCCTATCGCATTCCTTTGCACTTAATGTTGGGAACGGGTGGCGACAACCAAACCTACCAAAACATAGAATCGGCGGGCATTAACTTTGTGCGCCATACTTTGTTGCCATGGATGAGAAGGGTGGAAGACGCATTGTCTGAACTTTTCCCTTACCCAATAACGGTTCGTTTTAACGCAGACGAATTGCAACGAGCCGACAGATTTACTCGTGTCAAATCGCAACAAATACAAATCCTTTCAGGAACTTTGTCGCCGAACGAAGCACGACAAGAAGAAGGCAGAGAACCGTACGAAGGTGGCGACAATTTTGTTGCACCAAGCCCAACGCCAAATATCGGCATTGATGCTTTACCACCAGAAAGATAACTTATGCGCTCATACAAAGTAACAGTTACGGCAACAGCAGGGCAACTTATTGCAGCAGACAATATAAACCGAACTGTTTACGTCAATATTGTCGGCAATGAAACAATCGCAGTAGGAAACAGTGCCGTCACTTTTGCAACAGGTTTACAACTTGCCAAGCACAGCGCACCAATTCACATAGATGTTCCGCTCGGCGAATCATTGTGGGCTATTTGCGATACGGGCAAAACCGATGATGTTCGTGTTCTGTTACCAGATGCGGACTAAATATGCCATGGTCAGTTAAGACCAAAGCGAAAGGTTGCGACGGTTTCGCAGTAGTCAAAGACGGAACAAATACACCCGTGCCAGGTGGGTGCCACAAGACTAGGCCTGCAGCGTTAAAGCATTTACTTGCGTTGCGTTTAAGTTATGGCGAACGGGCGAACCCCGACCAGCCACGCGACCCTGACGGCAAATTCGCTTCGGGTGGCGGTGGCGGAAGCTCCAGTGACGGTGGCGGAAAGGGTGGCGGTGGTACCCCGAAGGCACCCGTTGCGAAGCCACCACAGCCAACTAGGCCTTCGTCAAAAGCGGGAAGCAGAATGAAACCTGCACCTGCGAACGTAACCAGCAAAGGAGTGAACCCTGACGCCGAATATGTGAGGTCGGTAAAAACGGGCAATGTTTTCAAGAACCCGCAATACAACGGCAACCCTAACGGTGCAGGAAAATATGCGGACAACGGCAAAGTAAACGGCAGTCCGAAACCTATTGGTGGACGTATTGACGAAATGGAAGGCGGGTCAAAGTTTCAACAAACAGGTCAAAGTAAACACAAAGATGACGGGGCTGGACCACGCACTCCTTCGCCACGACCTCAGCCGGCAGGGGTTCCAAAATCGAGTGTCGGTAAAACACCGCCAAGATATGTCAAGGGCAAAAAGTTGGACCCGAAAGACCCAGAAACTGCAAAGAAACTTGAAGATATAAGAGCAGGTGGACGTACAAGAAGGGGTGGCGGGGACCCATTTTTATATGGTGTTGCAGAAACCCAAGGGTTTACGGGTAAACCACTTGTCGTAACCGAAGCCGAAGGCAAAGCATTAGAAGAACAGGGGTGGCGCAAGGTTTATCGGGGAACCAGTAAGGACAATTCGGGGCGTAGTTATTCTCAAGAGTTTGCGACGGGGGAATATTATCCAGGTCTTGGTATTTACGGAAACGGCACTTATTCAGCGACTAGCGCATTAACGGCGGAAAGTTATTCGCAAGGCGGAAAAGGTGGTTTAAATGAAATTTTTATTTCACCTGATGCTCGGACAATAACGGAAAGAGAATTGCAAGTTGTACAACGAACACACTCAGCACAATTAACTCGTGAAAGAGCAAGAATTCAAGGCGAAAAAATGGCGTTATATAAGGAAGCAGCGCCGAGCGGACTGCTGAAGGATTTAAGTCCGAAGACAAAAGCGGATATTGATGCAGGATTTAAAGAGCGAGAACGGGCAATAGAGACTGCTGAAATTGTGTTGTACGATAGGGGCGTACTTGCAGCCAGTCTTGGCTATGACGCAATTCAAGTAGAAGGTGTAGGTTCAAGTTATGTTCGCCCGAAAGGTGGCGGGCGACCTGTTGCAAGGAGAGAAGATTATTTTGTTATCCTTAACAGAACAGCAGTGGCAACTAGAGTAATAAGACCTTAACTATGACACCAGAACTTTCTCGCCGTGCAGCCAAAGCAATGCAACCATTGCTTATCCCCGAAGAAATAAGAACAGAATTCGTCAAAGAACTTATTACCGCAAAAACTTTTGACAAACTTCCGCAACGAGCGAAAGATATTATTTTGTTGGGTGAAAGAAACGCCGATTTAATTAACGGATTAAAACTGCCGAAGTCAATTTTAGAAGAATATTCTTACGAAGAAAACCGTGCGCTTCCAAGCAACTATCGCCCTGCGTCAGAAGACGACGTTCCGCAAGGAAAGAATTGTGGGAACTGCGGATATTACGGCAACGGTTACTGCGATTTTTGGGATGCAGAAGTTAAAGAAAATTATTACTGCAACAAATGGGAAGGCGAAGAAGAAGACATTGACGAAGAAGAATACGAAGAAGAAGAAGAAAACGATGAAGAATACGAAGATGACGATAACGAAGCAGAAGACATGCGAGCAGTTAGTGTCGCTGCACCTGTATTTATGCGGGCTGCAGCAAGGCGTGGATTAAA